CATTACCTACCTTTGTGGATGCAAGAGAAGGTTGCCCTACTAATGATGACCCCATTGGACAAGCCAACCAGTTGGGTCGAAAGAGTAGGCAGACGGATTGACGATAATGTTTATTGGATATTCCGTGTGTAATGTTAGTGTGGCACTAACAAGGGGGGTGGTTCGCCATCCCCCGACTTTGATTTTGATACCAGTTCCGAGGGAAAATACATGATAGACGAGCGAGGGGAAATCGAAAAAAGATTATCCAAAGGGTTATGTCCTTGGTGTATGCAACAGATGGTAGAAACAAACGAACCTAATACGCGCAAATGTACTCAGTGTAGCGGAGCGGTTATTGAATGGCCGAGCATAGGAGGACGAAAGGGCGATGACACCAGAAGCAAAAGTTAAGAAGAAAGTAGCGGCGCACCTAAAGATGTTAGGAGCCTACTACTTCTATCCAGTTACAGGAGGATACGGTAAGAGTGGCGTTCCTGACATCATCGGATGCTACGAGGGTAAGTTCTTTGGCATAGAATGTAAGGCAGGTAAAAACAAACCAACTCCCTTGCAAGAAATGCATTTATCTGATATAAAAGCTAATGATGGCATAAGTCTTGTCATTAACGAAGACAATATAGATGACGTGTTGGTCTATGTTGGCGGTAAGCACCGCGACCCACGACAGTTAGAGTTAGATTTTGAAGGCTCACCTGTTTAGACACTGCATATTGGAGATCATTATGGGATACACCGAAAACGGTATCGGTTATCAGCGTAGAGATACAAGTCTCGCCGCCGCTGAAGATAACGCAGGTAAGAAAGTTACCTTACGTGAACAAGTCTACGCACTACTAATCAAATCACCCATCCCAATGAGCACTGAGGAAATCGCGCATCACTTAGAGCGTCCTTATGTTTCAGTCCAACCACGTCTGTCTGAGTTATCAAATGATCGTCGTGTGAGAGATAGCGGAAGGCGTGGTAAAACCCAATGGGGTAAGGCTTGCATTCTATGGGAGGTGCCGCATGGAGACGGAACGCACTAAAGCTGAATGGATCGCTATCGCAAATCATTGCGTCGAGGCGTACATAGTCGCCCCCAAGTATTCACCGATGCGTCTATTTTTCTCATGGGGTGAGAAGTACGCACAAAAGCAAGCCGCCAAATCCCCTGAGTAACCAACCACACCGCAGGATCTTAACCGTACGAGGGTCTTGTGGTCACTTGTTATATCGTACGAGCAATAGGAGAACGACATGTCTACAAAGAAACCATCACCCAAAGCCGACAAGGTATGGGCGTATTTAATTAATAACAAAACAGCTACCCCTGTACAGGTCGCAAAGGCCACAGGTGTATCGTATGTCTATGCCTACAAGTTAATGCAGAAGATTGGGAAAACGCGGAAAGAGGGGTTTATCGCAGAGGAGGAAGCGAAAAGCACCGCAAAAAAGCCCCTAGCCTCTGGGAAAAACTCAGAGGAATTTTTGCGCAGTAAGATTCTTGATGCCGCTAAGTCGTACATAACTAAAGATCGTGCGGCTGATCATGGGGACATGGAGAATAACTTCTCTAGGATAGCTGATTACTGGACGGTGCATCTTGACCATCCTGTATCAGCTACCGATGTCGCTGTGATGATGACGCTTCTAAAAATAGCACGTATTAATTCTAATCCGAAACACCCAGACAACTGGGTGGACGGGGCAGGTTATCTGGCGTGTGGTGGTGAGTTAACAGGGAGTGACTTCTAATGGATCTAATCACAATAGATTTTGAAACATACTACGACACGGATTTTTCCCTGTCTAAGTTAACTACAGAGGAATACATACGCAACCACCAATTTGAGGTGATTGGCGTAGGTATAAAGGTGAACAATGAAGGAACTGAATGGGCAAGCGGAACACATGAACAACTTAAACGATACTTACACACCTTCAACTGGGCAGAAAGCATGGTTCTCGCTCACAACACTTTGTTTGATGGTGCCATTCTCTCTTGGGTGTTTGATATTCATCCTCGCGTGTATACCGATACTTTGTGTATCGCCCGTGCTCTACACGGGGTGGAAGTTGGTGGTAGTCTCAGGGCGTTATCTGAAAGATACGAGGTCGGCACTAAGGGAACCGAAGTCTTAAACGCTTTAGGTAAAAGGCGCGGAGACTTCTCTGAACAGGACTTGTCGTTGTACGGTGACTACTGCATCAATGATGTCGAGTTAACATACAAACTATTCAACATCTTTTTAAAGAAAGGCTTTCCTAAACAAGAACTTATGATAATAGACATGACGTTACGTATGTTTACTGAACCGTTCTTGGAGTTGGATATTGGGTTACTTGAACAGCACCTTGAAGATACGCGAGAACGTAAAGACCAATTACTTGAGGGTGCAGGGGTATCTAAGGAAGACTTGATGTCTAATCCTAAGTTTGCCACAGTGCTTGAGAGCCTAGGCGTAAAGCCGCCTATGAAAATAAGTTTACGTACAGGTAAAGAAACATTCGCGTTTGCCAAGAACGATGAAGAGTTTAAAGCACTGGCTGATCATGAGGATGACAGAGTACAAGCGGCAGTAGCCGCACGTCTAGGTACGAAAAGTACCCTTGAGGAAACACGTACTCAGAGATTTATAGATATAGGTAAACGTGGGACTTTGCCAGTCCCAGTAAGATACTACGCCGCACACACTGGGCGATGGGGCGGTGATGATAAGATTAACATGCAGAACCTACCTAACCGTGGCTCAAATGGTAAGAAGTTAAAGCGTAGCATCTTAGCACCAGAAGGACACACGTTGATTGACTGTGATAGTTCGCAGATCGAAGCACGCGTACTTGCATGGTTGGCAGGTCAGGATGATCTCACACAAGCATTTGCTAACAACGAAGACGTATACAAGGTCATGGCTTCTCGCATCTACGGTGTTGCCGAGGACAAAATAACTAAAGATCAACGGTTTGTAGGTAAGACCACAATCCTTGGCGCAGGTTACGGCATGGGCGCAGTGAGGTTTCAAGAACAGCTAAAGGACTTTGGGTTCGATATGGAACTGGACGAAGCACGTCGAGTTATCAATATCTATCGTGAGGCTAATTGGAAAATTAATCAGTTATGGCGCGACTGTCAGAACATGATCAAGTACATGGTGAACGGCGATACCATACAGTTTGGTAAGTCAGGCGTACTGGAAGTGTTGGGATCGGAACGAGGTATCCTGCTCCCATCAGGTTTGATGTTACGTTATGACGACTTATCAGGTGAGCAAACTGATCGTGGCGTTGAGTATGATTACAAGACACGGCGTGGTCGCACCAGAATATACGGTGGGAAAGTGACCGAGAATGTATGTCAGGCGATAGCGCGTTGCATTATTGGTGAGCAAATGTTACAAATCAGTAAGAGATGTCGCGTTGTGCTAACTGTGCATGACTCCATCGTAGTATGCGTAAAGGACGAAGATGTGGCTGAGTCACAGGCATTCGTCGAGAAGTGTATGCGTTGGACACCCGACTGGGCAGAAGGTCTGCCAATCAATTGTGAAAGCGGATTAGGAAAATCTTACGGAGATTGTGAATGAGTGTAGCCCCGTGGTCGTTCAGCAAAATTAAAGCGTTTGAACAATGCCCCAAACAGTTTTACCACGAGAAAATACTTAAAGAGTATCCGTTCGTACAGACCGATGCCATCTTGTATGGTAATGAGTTTCACAAAGCCGCCGAAGATTACGTTGGTAATGATACCCCTCTCCCTAAGAAGTTTGACTACGCGCAAGCAATGCTTGATTCCCTCAACGCCAAGCGTGGTGTGAAGTTATGCGAGAAGAAGATGGGTATCACAGAGAACCTTAAACCTTGCGGCTTTTACGATAAAGACGTGTGGTTCCGAGGTATCGCAGACCTGTTGATCATCGACACGTTGGGCGAAATCGCATGGGTTATCGACTACAAGACTGGTAAAAATGCACGATACGCAGATAAGGGGCAATTAGAACTAATGGCTTTATCTGTGTTTATACACTATCCCGAAGTAAAGAAAATTAAAGCAGGTTTAGTGTTTGTTGTTAGTAACGAACTTATCAAAGCGAAGTACCATGAGTATGATACCAGTTCCTTATGGACTAAATGGCTACACAAATATGGAGCCATGAAGACCGCCGCCGATAAGAATGTTTGGAATCCGCGCCCAAATGGGTTGTGCAAAAGGCACTGCTCTGTCACTGTGTGCGCTCACAATGGGAGTAACTAATGCCATACAAAAATAAAGCAGATCGTAAGAAACAAAAGAATAAACCTATCGATAGTAAAGAATTTAAGGCACGTATGGAACGTCAGCGTGCCAGAAGAAAGGTGGATAAGACAGGTAAAGACGCTAACAAGAACGGTAAAGCTGACAAGCGTGAGGGGAAGGATGTCTCTCACAAAAAAGCCTTAAGTAAAGGCGGTAAGAACAAGGACGGCATAACGATTGAAAGTAAAAAGAAAAACCGTAGCCGTAATTACAAAAGGAAAAAGAAATAATTTCATAGACGCTTAACTTGATGCGTCTCTAAAAAACGTAGGGGTTTCCAAGAACAGCATCGTGGCGATCTCTACAAAAATCGAGTTAGTCTAAAATCTCACGTACTTGTTTACGAGAGAGCAAACATAGCAGACCTAGCCCTATCTGTAGACGAAGCAGGGCTAACACGGTAATACGTTGCGTACTATAGAGAGTGAGAACATGGAAATCGTTGACAACAAAGCGGTGCTGCTACGACTACGCCACCCTGCAAAAGTAACAACAGTTATACCAAGAAGCCAAGAATTACCTAACAATCAAGTGGTAGTAAACTGGGGTGTAGACGAAGCGCATACCCTAAAGAAGCTAAACATAAACGTACCCTCACCTATTGAAGGTAAGTATCAATGGTCTGGTCAGGACACACCGTACGAGCATCAAAAGACCACAGCCGCATTCCTTACGATGAACCGAAGGGCTTTCTGCTTTAACGAGCAAGGTACAGGCAAAACTGCGTCTGCTATTTGGGCATCTGATTTTCTAATGGCACAAGGTAAGATACGGCGTGTATTAGTTATCTGCCCGCTCTCGATCATGGATAGCGCATGGCGCAATGACTTGTTTAGTTTTGCCATGCACCGTACGGTGGATGTGGCCTACGGTGCTAAAGAGAAGCGCAAAAAAATCATCAATCAAGGTTCTGATTACGTCATCATTAACTATGATGGGGTAGAGATTGTAGCTGATACCATAGCCAAAGGTGGGTTCGATTGCATCATAGTAGATGAAGCCACTCATTATAAGAATGCACAGACCAAACGATGGAAGACACTGAATAAACTGTTAACCGATCAGACTTGGTTGTGGATGATGACAGGTACCCCTGCGGCTCAGTCACCATTGGATGCGTACGGTATCGCTAAACTAGTTAACCCTGTCGCTGTACCTAGGTTCTTTGGTTCGTTCCGAGACATGGTGATGTATAAAATTACCAACTTCAAATGGAAGCCGAAAGAGACAGCTATCGAGACAGTCTACAATGCACTGCAACCTGCGATCAGGTTCACAAAAGAAGAGTGCCTTGACCTACCCGACATGGTGTATGTCAAACGAGAGGTTGAACTCACGCGTCAACAGGCAAAATACTATAAGGAACTAAAGAATAAGATGATACTACGGGCCGCAGGGGAAGAGATCACAGGGGCTAACGCGGCTATCATCATGAGTAAACTCCTACAAATATCTTCTGGTGCGGTATACACCGATAACGGAGAGGCATTAGAGTTTGACATAAAAAACCGATACAAAGTTTTACGTGAAGTAATCGACGAGAGTAGCAAGAAGGTGCTTGTGTTCGTGCCGTTCAAACATACGATAGATATACTTACAAACAAATTACTCAAAGATGGTATAACCACTGAGATCATTCGCGGTGACGTATCTGCACCGAAACGTACTGATATATTTCACCGATTCCAAACCACCCCCAACCCACGTGTACTGGTGATACAACCACAAGCCGCCGCTCACGGTGTTACGTTAACAGCCGCTAACACAGTTGTATGGTGGGGGCCAACCAGTTCATTAGAAATATACGCCCAAGCTAACGCACGTGTTCACAGGTCAGGACAAGATCATAAGTGTACGGTCGTACAGCTCCAAGGTTCAGCCGTAGAGAAACGTGTTTACACACTATTAGATAACAGAATAGACGTACACACAAAAATGATTGATCTTTACAAAGAATTACTTGACTAAGGTATTATACGATAGTAGAGTGAATCTCCCGACACATTTTGTCGTGCGATTAGGAGAACTAAAAATGAGTGAGGACAAGAAGTTAGCTGAAAAGCTAACGCGTGTTTACTTAAAAATCCGAGACAAGAAAGCACAGCTTTCATCGGACTTTAAGAGACAAGAAGAAGACCTTAACCAGAAACTGGATAAGGTCAAAGCCGCGCTACTCGACTACTGCAAAGAGCAGGGGCTTGAGAGCGTAAAGACTTCAGAGGGACTTTTTTACCGTTCGGTGAAGACTCGCTACTGGACCAGTGATTGGGAAGCCATGCACAAATTTGTTATGGAGCATGACGTACCTGAGTTTCTGGAAAAGCGGTTGAATCAAACCAACGTAAGAACTTTCCTTGAAGAAAACCCTGAGACTGTCCCTAAAGGACTTAACGTAGACTCTGAATATATAATTTCTGTGAGGAAAAAATGATGAATGGCCCTTTTGTACCAATAGAAGATTTGTCTAAGCACTTTTCTGTATCGGTTTCGACCATACGAGCATGGGTGCGCCAAGGACACATACCAAAAGACACATACATTAAAGTAGGAAACACATACCGTTTCTCTGTTGCTGATGTATCTGTCGCTCTAACCAAGAAAGATAACGCCAAATCTACTGACACTACGTCTGCATATGTAGATACGCAAGTTGGTGGATTATCCGCAGCGGCTATCACGGCAGTAACCGGCATTGATGAGGACTTGTGAGGAGAAGCAGATGCAGAACGTAGGTGAACGCCGTCGTATTAGCATTAGCGATAGTAAGTTCCGTGAATATGTTAATGGTGAACAAGGTACCGTGTATGATGACACTCTTAACGTGGTCATCTTGAATGCCGCTAAGATTTCTAGGTCTTACTACGCAGGTAACTATGATGCGAGTAACCCTACAAGTCCTAAGTGTTGGTCAGCAGATACTAGTGCACCTGCACCAGAGGTAAAGCAAGAAGATCGCCAAGCCTACCGTTGTATGGACTGCCCTCAAAATATTAAGGGGTCAGGGTCAGGTACGTCACGTGCGTGTCGTTTTGCACAGCGGCTAGCCGTGGTAATGGAGAACGACTTTACAAAAGTGTATCAACTGCAACTACCTGCAACATCGTTGTTCGGTAAAGCGAAGGAAGGCAAGATGCCTATGCGAGCCTACGCGCAGTACCTAAGTTCTCATAACACACCTGCTTTATCCGTGATTACCGAATGTGCGTTTGATCGGGGGAGTATGGTACCTAAGCTATTTTTCAAGGCGATACGCCCTCTTGGGGAAGAAGAAGTAGGTCTTGCGGCTTCAATGGCTGATAGCCAAGAAGCTAAAGAGGCCATAACAATGTCAATTTCAACGCCCCCAACGGGGTCAATCTTTGCGGAAGTAGACGGGTTTGTCTATGACGCAAATGCAAATTAAGGAGACTTTTATGTCTGAGCAATACATAGTTAAAAAAATAACCGCCATGTACCCTAAACTGGATAAGACATACAGATACGATAGTACGGAACAACGCTCCGTACCGTGTGGACCAACAGATGATAGTGCTGAGTATTCAGTAAACTTCATCATGGACGACGCAACAGCCAAGGCGTTGTGGGCATACATGAAAACAACTTATGCCGAGGGAAAGAAAAAGAATTGGCCTAAGATTAAAAACCCATTTAAGAAAACAGATGATGGGATGTGGTCTCATAAGGCTAACTTGAAGGGCTCATACAATGGCACTAAGACTACGAAGCCATCGCAGTTTGATGCAAAGACTAATGAACTACCTGATGATTTTCAATTGACAAGCGGTAGTATCGTGAACGTAGCAGTCAAGGGTATTCCTTACAGCGGTTCAATGGGTGACGGTTGTTCCCTAAGACTGCAAGCAGTGCAGGTTCTAAAACTTGCAGAGCGTAAGCAATCAAACCCATTTAGTGCCGAAGACGGGTACAACTCTAAGGAGGGTAACCCGTTTACAGCAGTGGTTGAAGAAGAAGTTGTAGAAGAAGTTGTTGAG